CTATGGCATTTTGTTCGTTTATCTGAGCATTATATTTATATTCCGTTGACTGAACAATGCCTTGATCTCTGGAACCTTTAGCACTTATTAGACTTCCTATCCAGGACATTATTGTATCCTCCTGCTATACATCAACATATCTTCGCTATCCGGCCCATACGCTCTTAATAGCCCTTCTTTTTCAAATCCAAGATGTTCTGCAAAACGAACCCCATCTTCAAAATCAACATCAATAACCGCCTGAACTCTTTTAAGTCCATGTTCTTTTATAACTTCATTCAGTTGATTCTTGCATATCTTATAACATGACTTCGGATATTTATAAAAAAGATCACTCATTAAAGTCCATGCTTCACCCCTGTTCCAACCCGTAAGAATAACCCCACCACAAAATACAATCGAGCCATCTATAATTATCGTATATGCAGGGCCGGACACTTCCCAACCTGTTGCAAATTCATCGAAGTCTTTTGTAATACCCAATTCACGTTCTCTCATATTATTCTGAAAGATTGAATAAGCGTGTTCTTTTTTATATTGTATGACTTCTATCATTCATTCACCTGAAAACTTGGCACGATTCCGAGTACCGTAATTGGTAAAGGTTGATCTTGCACTATGGTTATTGTTGCTGAATTATCCCAACCAGAATTAAACTCAACATCAATATCACCTGTGAAAAGTTCCGGTTGAACTCCAGTACCAAAAGGAATAATCTTTAAATTATCAGAATCCGGCCCTGTTTTACCACCGACTGTTTCATAAAATAATGCGGTTAATCTGTTTATCTTTTGTTTCTTACCTCTTGAAGTTCCAAGCTGTGAACCTGCATGAATCTTCATGGGCTCTAAAGTTGAGGTGTACGGAAGTCCGATATGAATCCTGTTACCATAATAATCCAGAGTTATTGCTCCTGAAGCTACGGTTTCATTAGGATGTGCTGCACCATCAACAAGGATTGAAACCGATTTGGCTTCAAGATGATTGAGTGTTGTAAAGGCTTTCTTAACTTCCTCAACTGTCGCTGCATCAAGAGTTGTGGTCTCGCCCTCGGTTACAGTCCCGCCTGACGTATATGCTGTCAATGCGGTTGCATCCAACGAAATAGTAAATGAGTCCTGTGATACGCTCACCGTTGTCCAATCACCATTTATACCGGTCATGCCGACTACAGAGGCAATTCTTACTGGAGTGCTTGCAATTATACCGTGATTCGGAGCAAAAACCTTACATGGATTACTCTGCTGTGCATAAACAATATTAACTGGAGTTCCAGTATAAGTCGTTGTTGTTGCCACAGGTGGATACACATAAACAGGAAATTGGGTGCTGATTATACCATCATCATCGGCTTCGTTCCATACCGTCATGGCATTACCAGCGACAAGATGGGCGGTTACAATATGGGTATCCAACCAAGTACCTGTACCATGAAATCTTATTTTATCCCCGGTTACAAGAACATGCCCTGCCGCTAAAGTTACAACACAAGGATCTGTGTTACTTATCGCAGTTACGGTTGCAGCAGCACCACCGTCATAGGTTAAACCACAATGCACAAAAAAAGCGTCCTTGATTTCAGAATAAAAATTTATTGGTTTGAAATATTCAATATATCTTGCGGTGCTTCCGTCAATGGTTCTTTTTACGATTGACCAGAGTTGGTCTTCTTCATCTTCTTGAGATATAACTGCAATGGATTCAAAAAGACCATCGGTTACAATCCTGAACCAAGCATAAACATCCTCTTGTGTCTCATATGTCAAACCAATAAGTTGCCCATCTGCCCTAATACACCACATTATCGGCAATGGTTCTTTCTGATAATCAAGGTCTGTGAATCCTGATAAAGCGAGCGTGTCCCCTACTGCAATATGTTTTGCAATTCGGGTCATATCAAGCGCAATCCACTTATCCTTTTCAAATGAAAACGCGAACTGCTGTATACTCTGTCCTGAACCTGTTACCCATAAAAGAATATCAGATACAACCTCTGGCTCAATATTCTTACTACCTAAAGCCACTTGTTTTTTTGCAGTTATATTAGTTGCTGTCATTGGTTCAGCAGAAGATGTTGCCCCTATCTTCCACACTCCACCAACGGTTCCGGCCACAAGAAATTCAAATCCCATGAGCCAGTAAATTCTATCAACCCTGTCTGAAACAACTGTATATGAAATAGCATCATCAGCAGCAGAACCAAGAGTATTGTTTGGATAATCAGCAGATACGCTCAAATTAACAGTTTGAGGATTATTGTTCGTGCCTGCTGTTGCAAGTCGCTGTTCAAAGAATGTGCCACAGGAAGGATTGTTTCCAGTCGTACCATAAATAGTTTCCTGCGCCGTACCACCAGAAGACCAAGCACCATATCCGGTTGAGTTTATACCTGATAGCTGGAAGGTTCCACCAGCTCCGGTCACAACAGTTCCAACTGTGAAAAAGATATTGTTCACTTCGGTCATACCAACACAACCTGTGATGTAAACAATATCTCCTGCGGCCAAAGTTGTTGGGACTGTTGTACAGGTCACTACCGCCGTTGCAGCTTTCGTAATAGCGGTTATAACCATTGCAGCCGCGACTTTCTTGCAAACCAAATCAGATAAAGTCCATGAAGTATGCGCTGTTCTTGTCAGAGTTCTCGGTGAATAAGATGGATGAAACAGATACATCGTATCAGCAGATTGAGTGACTTTTAATGCAGGGAGATCGGCTTCCAAGTATGGAGTTGGAATTTCATATGCAAGGTCTAAAGCACCATCTGTTGCTTCCCAATATCCAGCCGTCAGATCAGTTGCAAAGGTTCCAGACGTATGAGCAATAATACATCGGTAATATGAACCAGCATTGGTTCTTAAAAGACCAGGAGTGTAAGCCTGTGCTGTGAGCCAAGCTGAATACGAAAGAACTATCTGCCCTTCGTCTTTGTAAAATCGGATATATTTATTCCCAACCTCAAGAACATATGCCTGAATTGTGGAGAAATGAAATGGTATCAGTCTTGATTTTTTCGTAGAATCTTTGGTTTCAATTACGAAATAGGTTCCCGGCATCCTTGCAGCGCCACCTTCAACTAAAGGCAGGAAGTTTTCAAGTGTTCGGCACGCTGAAGAATATTTCGTTACATCAGAACGAGCCGATATTTTTGGACTTGTTTCGCCGCCATTGAACGATATAATTAAGGGTGTCGCCTTTGCCATTTATCTTCCTGCGTCTGACCATTCGTTAGACCCGGTTTCTTCCTGATAGTCCAAAGACATATTCAGTCTTTCAGCATTCTTTAATGCAGACTCGTACATATTCATCATATCCTGATACTTAGCTCTACTTTCTGTAAGTGCAGTTGCAATTTCAGCACCTAATCTGCAAGCAAAAGCGTTTATAAATGCAGGACTGAACTTTGTTGAATCTGTAATTCTGCGGATATAGGTGATGTAAATATCATTCGAAGTGTTGTCATAGTCAGTCAAGAGGCACAGCGTACCATCAGCAATGGTTTCAATCTTATACTGATAAAACGAATCATTAAGATATATCTGGCCTGTAGCAGAATCTTCCGAATATAACCCCGACTGGAACACAGACGCATCTGTCCTGTCCTGCTTGCAAAGTCTTAGGAAATCAGTTGGAAGTGTGTAAGTGTAGCCAAATTGATACACAGGAACAGCAACATTTTTTGCAAGAGCAACTCTGACTTTAGCAAATTTCCAGTCTTTAGCCGCAAGAACTTCATCTCGGATATATTGCCATACTGCATTTGCGACAATAGCCTGTTCTGAGTCTTCGGTTAAGGCTGTTATGCGTTTTGCACCGACTCTGATTAAGGCTAAATTCGCTATCCCAACATCGCTATAAGCCATTGTTAAACCTCTTTATTTTTTTGCACAGCGTTCCATATGTTTCAGAACTTTATCTTCTGAAGTGTTTGTGTATTCATTACAGATATTGCACATATAAATAGGGTCTTCTTTCCTGACTGTGGGAAAAGGTTGACCGACTGTTCTTGTGGTTTCGATATTCGGTGTCCCGCCCTTACCGTCTTTATCACCACGCTTCCCTTTTATTTTGTAATAAACTTCTGTGCCATCAGGAAAATCAAAATACATTGCAATCGGTGATAATGGATCTATATCGTCTTGATCTCCTGGGTGATATTTCCTGCTCGTTGCCCCATCCCAACAAATTCTGTTACACTTAACCAGCATAAACCCTCCTTAGTTTTGGGGAAGTTTTTTACGCTTCCCCGTTTTGTTTATTCTGCGCCCTGGCCTGCTTCGCCAAGATACACAGTTACCTTCCCTGCATCCGCATCTGTGTTAGTCACATAATGCGCCCGAACATACTGCTCAAGAGTCGGGGGACAAGGAATAAAGAAATGTGCGCCTTTAACAAGATCAGCCAACAAAACATTGCGACTTGCAGCAATATTGGTCGTAGGTGCTGTAGCCACTCCTGTGAAAACCCTGAAATCAATAGACACACACGCGCCGAAAGTCGTAGTAACAATAACGTGCATACCGAAATCATTACCGACTTTCTTATCTGCAATTCCGAAATTCACTTCATGCGTTGAGTACGCATCCGCCGTTATAGCGGTATCGCTCTCAAGCAAATATAAATAATCGTACATAGGCATGGTATAATCTCCTTATATTAAACTACTACGGTTTCTGTTTCGTCAATTCCCTCTGCCAGAACAACGGGGATACCCCTGAACAACGTAATCATTCCGCCCCAGATGTTATCAGGCATATACTGTACGTTGTTCTTGTCTTTTGCCCTAATATCAAGAGCGTTACAAATTGTTCTCGGAGCAAATATGAAAGTTCCAGGAGCAGCACCCCTGTCAGGCAGGTTGTTGATACAGGTAATGAGCGTGTCTTCGTCGAAAAGATTGGTTGCACCAGACGTTTCGATGTTGCAATATCTCTGAACACATCTTTCGTCTTCAACAACAATACCCATGTACCATGTAAAATGGGTTCTCAGAACTTCCAAGTACTTCGGGGATGCTTCGGTATTCGTGTTCTTTGTATTTTTCCCCAAGTCCTCAATCTGAAGACCACCAGGAAGATTCTTCGGATAAGTTCCAAATACTTTTCCAGGACCGGTCTGAATCACAAAGATGCTTGTGGTATCTCCGCCGGAACCACCGGCAGAAACAACATTGTACGGCCATGTCGTGCTACCATTCGGACGTGCAGTTGTTGAATTGAACCGTGTTGCAACTCCATTGAATGCCGCGGGATCAGTTCCGATATTGCCGTATATAATGAGGTCTTCCATTTTCTGCCCCATTGCTTCGACTTTAGCAGCGTCCTTCTGCTGTCTCCACCGATTCGGATCATTCTGAATTTTCCAAAGTGCATAATCAACTTCGGAATAATCCTCGACCATTGCAATCGGATCGTTGAAGGGTGTGGTATGACTTGTGGTTATTGCAACGCCTTCATTAAAACGTCTTGTTCCAGGTGTAGGCAGATAAGACTCTCTTGAACCAAGATTCGACATTATCTGGTTAGAAGGTTGAACATTAAGATAACGCAGGAAGGGCTTTGTCTTTGCAAGAACTTTAGCCGCTTCAACATAATTTGCGTTACCGTCAAGAGACGTGTACTGACTTACTACATCCAAAAGGGTATCAAACCCTAATACTGCTGTGACTGCCATTTTCTAATCTCCTTTAGGTGGAGCAGGACTTTTATCATATACAAAACCGGACGGGAGCTTAGTCCCCCCTGTCTGTGTCCCTTTCGGGCTGAAGTCTTCACCCATAGCTTTACCTATGGCATAAAAGGCTTTAATCAGAACAGGATGTGCTTTAAATTCTCCGAGGTCGGCATTTGCAAAATGTTTAAAAGCCCGCTTTGATAATTCTATATTAACGTCATATTCTGCTTTCCATTCTTCCTTCAGTTTGCCGTCTGCATCTGAGAGTTCCTCTTCTACGGCAGCGTTCTGGGCAACGCCTAATTCTTGCATAAAGGCATCCCATTTCTTTGACATAACCGAAGCCTGTTCTTTGTTTAATTTGGCCTCATGGAATGTATTTTTAGCCCATTCCACCATTTTCGGGTCGTGTTCAATGCCGTCACCTTTCGGGAACTCGTATTCAGTTGCTTTGTCAGGTACACCTAAAGACTTATGAAAAGCTGTAATTTCCTCTGGTGTTGCTTTATCACTTGGTTTGAATATGGCATTTGCCAACTTTGTGTTAAGAGTATCACGTTCCGTCTTAATCTCTAAAGCCGATTTGACGAAATCACCCGGCTTTGTGAAAGTTTTGACGTACTCGTGTTCCTTAAACTCATTCGGCAGAGCAGCTCTCCATCCCAAAGATTGTGAATCTGTTCCGTCTTGATTCTGACTTCCGTCATTCACTTGACCGTCATCTGGCATAAATAAAATCCTCCTGTTTTTGTCGCTCTAAAAGAGCAATTATTGTTATCATCAGCACCGCAGTTGGTACTGTATGTAAAGCGTGATTTCCGACCATATCAATACATAAAACAATAAAAGCGGATAACAG